TAAGATAACGTTCATCTTTATCGCCCTCTAATTTACCAACTCCGAAAAAATCATAGCAATTATCAGAGGAAAATTGAGTGCCGTTGATAATCTGATCAGGCTTATACCGACGCTCAGGATAGGCTTTTTTCATTTTTTTGAATACACTTCGTTTTATCAGCATCATTCCTGTTGCCGCCTCTAAAACTTTGGCAAAGCCGTTTTGTATGTGAATATTTTGATTGTCTTCAAAGTTTAAGTTATATCCTAGGGCCTTATAAGATAATTCTTCTTCTGAGATATCAGGATTTTCTTTCATCGCATCTATTACTTGATTCCAATGAATACATTTGCGTGGATAAATACCACAAGCAACATCTTTATCTGTTCTAATTAAACGTTCAATATTGCCATTATTAAAACCTATGTCAGCATCAACAAATAACAAATGAGTTCCAATAAAGGAAACATCATCTAAAAACATTGTAACAAGAGTATTTCTTGCTCGACTAATTAATGATTCATTTCCTATAGTATTTATTTTAACTTCTATACCTTGAGTTAAACACCATTGATGTAAAGAAAGAAGAGCATGAAAGGTAGACTCTGATAACATCCCACCGTACATAGGAACTGCTACAGTTATTCTTATATTATGATTTTTTAGATCGCCAGTTAACATACTTTACTCCATGTTTCGGGACAAGGCAGACAATGCTCTGACTTGATTCCCTTTTTCATTGTTAATAATACATCAGCAGAAATACTAATGCGAGGTTCATCTTTTTGATTTGATTCAGTGTAGTGCAACATATGACTAGGAAAAATTATTAATCCTCCTGACACAGAGGGATATTTAACACTAGCATAATTAATCTCACTGTAATTTGTGAAATAGTTTGGATTGACAGGAACATACATACTTTGTTTTTTATCAGCATCAAAACATATATCGCCTTGATCCTCTGCTTTCACATAATAAACAAGGCTGTAATGACTTGCTGTGTGTTTATGACTTTTAATATGCTGATCTTTTTTTGAAAAGGTTGCCCAAGCTTTTGTAATATTAACATCAAACTTTGTTAAATCATAATGATGATCAACAAGAAACTCTTTGATTTTATTTCCGATTGCATCAAATAGTTTTTGATGTTTTTCATCAGTATGTAAATTGTCCTTTCCATCTTCTCCTACATCAGTTGTTTTTGCAAAGGCTCCTTCTGTAGGATTTATATTTAAATTTTCTAACACGCTTTTATTTAGTTCTTCGTGGTTTTCTATTTGTGTTGAGTAAATAGGATTACCAAACCACATCTTTATGCTTTTTGTCATTTCTACCTTTCTATTTATACTTTGGTCCGTGACTCCATATAACAAGTGAATACCTTGTGCCTTTTGTTACCGGGGAAACCCTATGCCAAACAAAAGAAGGAAACACTATTATAGATCCTTTCTTTCTTGCTTCTTTCGAAGATAATATATTTGCAGAACTATCTTCTTGATCTCGTAAATCAAACTCTAAGTCTCCTCCCTCGTAAGCATCGCCATCTTCTAATGATACAGTGACGGAAAGTTTTCTAATGTAATTTTCTATTTGATGTCCTGCTGAATCTCTGTGCCAATCGTAGTATTGTTTTTCTTTGTACATGGTAAATTGACAAGCTTCTGAACCTATCAAATCAAAATCCCACTCTGCTTTTTTATTTGCTTCCATTATGTAAGGATTAATGGCTTCATAAATCCAAGAATCAGTAAGCCATGCCACAGAAGAATTACGAGCTTGTTTTTTAGACTTTTCCATAACCTCGGCTTCTTGAACATTGTCCTTACCAAGATTAATTATCTTATCGCAAAAGTCTGGTGAAAGTGCTGATTGAAAATAATAGTACGAATATTTTAGATACATAAATAGAAATTATTGAACTCGTAAGAATCTATATCTAATTTCTCCTGTCCCTCCGGCACCGCCTGCTGATTGAGGTTGTGCTCCACCACCTCCCCCACCAGAACCTCTTGTTCCTGCATCTCCTGTGCTACCGAAACGACCTGTGCCTCCTGCAATATTTCCAGCATAAGAAGCCCCGCCATTTTTACCTGCGATCTGACAGTTGTCACCACTACAGTTTTGACCTGTCACACCTGCAACACCACTTCCTGATTGATTATACGAACCAACGGGTCCTTGAGTTAAAGTTGAAGCTGAGGGTATAGAAGCGGTAGAACCATCTGATTCTTTAAAACTCCCAGACGTTAAAACTGAAGCATTAACTGTAGCAGATCCACCTGATGAAGCTGTGTTGTTTCTAGTGCTACCATTTGGTGAAGATCCACCATTAGAACCACCAGCGCCTCCTCCGTTTAAAGTGAATATAGCTCCTGTGGTTGTGCCTGATAAAGTTGTGGCCGTACCATCTTCACCTCGATAGTTAGGATAAGAACCTAATCGACTGTTTGTTCCTCCTGCACCAATTGTAAAAGTAAGAGCTTCTCCCTCTGTCACTGAATATACTTGATCGGATACATATCCTCCCGAGCCACCGCCTGTTCCTCCAGATTCACCGCCTGACTTATCATACTCTGCACCACTAACACCACTAGCTCCTCCGCCTACTGCAGCTTGAACATGAAGTGCATTAGCGCCACTAGGCACAACAATTGTTGTGTTGCTTGTTTGTGTGACAAAAGCCGTAGCGACAAAAGCTTGATAGAACTGTTTCCAAGCTCCACTTACTTTTATGTATCCTTCTTGAATTTCTTTCCAACTACCAGAAACTTTAACAAAAGCGTTGTTAACTAATTTCCAGTTAGAACTTGTTTTTAAATACCAATCACTAGCCATTATGCATCATGGATAAGATAGAAATCTCCATCAGCTCCAGTGCCGCTACTAGGTGCTCCTGAACTTGTTGTAGTGAATAAATTTCTAGCTGTAATATTACCTATGTTTGATGCGGCAATTGTAGATGAAGTGGTTATAGTTGATGTGGCAGCGATTGTTGTAGTAACGGTCAATGCTCCTGTTACTGTCACACCTGCAGTAGTTGTTTCTAATTTTTTTGCATTGTCATAATAGATATCTACGCCATCATCTTTATCCATTGTTAAAAATGTTTCTGTTCCTGAATCAGATCGTATGGTGATGTTATCTCCTTGAATATTTAACTCACCTGTATTGTTTTCAATGAAACTATCAGTGCCATTATGATAAAGTTGTAAATCAGGACCCGCACCAATATTTAAATATTTACTGTCACTTATTGCTACATTACCTGTAAAGTTTGCAAGACTAGCCCCAATAGTACCCATTGAAGCAAATACGTTTACGACGTTAAAATCACTAGAACCATCACAATAAACTTCTGAATGACCACCTTGAGTGATAGCAACACCGTTAGCAGTATGTCCAGTAGCTGCAATAGTTAATGAATGAGAACCTGATGTGTTATTAAAAAATATGTAATGACCTTCTGCGGCAGGGATAAAGACTGTGATATCACCAGTTAATGTGCCTGTTAATTCTATAACTTTATTTGAGGCTTCTGAAGTAGGTGAGGCATTATCTGTTGTCAAAGTTACGTTAGTAGATCCTGCTACGCTTTTTGTTAAATAACCTGCAGAGAACGCGTCTAAAACGTTTAAATTATTATTGGTTTTATCACCCCAAGTACCCGCGTTTTCACCCGTGCCTTGAAGCTCTAATTTAAGCCTACTTGAAAATGTTGATGCCATAACTTACTCCTATCATACTTTAATTTTTACTGATACTCAAATATTACTACAACCCCAGCACCACCTGCGCCACCATTATTAGAATTACCGCCACCATTAATACGTGCTCCACAAGCGCCATTTCCACCAGATCCATTTGCTCCCGCA